CGGGTTTGTTTCGACATTCTTAATATAAACCATTTCCACGAATAATGCAAGTATGTGTGTGCAACCTAACAAACTGGCACACTCACACGAAATCTTCCAAGTTTATAGTGTATTGTGATACTCGATTCTGAATTAAATCATTATAAGACTCGTGTAACTCACACCCAATATAATGCCGACCTAAAGATTTTGCAACCATAGCTGTAGTTCCCGACCCTATAAAGGGGTCAAGAATTATATCTCCCTTCTGACTACCAGCCTTGATACAAGGTTCGATTAACTCTGGTGGGAATGTTGCAAAATGGGCTCCCTTATATGGTTTCTTATTTACTGTCCAGACAGACCTTTTATTCTTTGTTGTATTTCCTTTTGCAATTCCAGAATACGATCCTGCTCCGTTTTCTTTGGTTGGTTCTTTGATTGATTCATTATCATAATAGTAGTTCTTACTTTTACTTAATAGAAAAATGTACTCGTGTGATTTTGTGCATCTATCCTTCACACTTTCTGGCATAGGATTTGGTTTATTCCATATTATATCTTGCCTTAAATACCACCCATCTTTTCTTAATGCAAATGCCAGAAGCCAAGGGATTCCAATTAAATCCTTACTTTTATATCCTTCTAGTTTATTGCCACGAACAGGTGTTTTAGTAGGTAAATCTTGACGAGTTTTACTTACTGTTTGTTTAGGATAGTTTCCATCACTACGATAGTTATAATAACTATCTCCTATATTTAACCATAGTGTTCCATCATCAGTTAAGACTTCCCTTACATTTCTAAACACTTCGACTAATTGATTAACATATTCTTCTGGGGATTCTTCCATACCGATCTGGTCATCTTCTCCACCATAGTCACGAAGTCCATAGTATGGTGGCGAAGTGACGCACATTTTTACTGGTTCAGTTATTGTTGAAATTGTTTTTCTACAGTCTCCGAATAGTATTGTATCCTTCATAATAACATTACGACTTTACTAATTGCGATACTCATTAAAAATGTGAGCATTATTACTACATCATACTGTTTATTATAAACGTAAAATGGAATACAAATTATATCAGCAATAGTGTGCATTATTGCACCATAAAATGTTGATACATGAAGTATTACAAAATATGCTGCAATAATTAATGTTGAACCTGTAATCCTACCTACCACTAATAAATTCATTAATCTATCAAGTTCTCTAGTCCTAAAAACTCTTCCATATAATAGTCACAAGTGACTTCATAATATGCAGATAGAGCTTCAATATCGTTGGCATCAATACCAACTTTTGCGAATAAATCAAGTGTTGAATCGTGCATTGTTTTAACTCATAATGTTTATATTATAGCATAATTAACTACGAACTATGCTAATTGCTGGCTGACCATCTTTGAATACAGTATCAACAACTGCCTGTACTTTCTTAGATGTACTGATACCAACCTTGTCATATACTGGAATACATACTAAACCAAATTGCTTAGTGATGTCTCCCTTACGAATGACTCGACCAATCGACTGACTAATACCAATGTAGTCCATTGATCTCAAAAACAATACTGCTTCAAGACCATTGACATTGATACCTTCTGATAGTATGCTGTGATGTAAAACTACAAATCTCTTGTCTGTTTTACCCCACGCATTGAGAGTATCAAAAAACTCTTCTCTTGTCACTTTCTGACCATCAATCACTCCACCAGTTTTTGATGTGATGTACATATAAGAGTAACCTCTCCACGCTAACTCACTAACAAACTTTGAGAGTGCAATTAGATTTACGATTTGCTTTGTTGATCTTGCACATATCAAAACTTTATCAACATCAACATCATCAATCGTTTCTACAATATGGTCACAATCTTTCTCATAACCAAATCTGCTATCGTCAGTAACGTCAATCTTTTTGACTACAACTTTTGGTGGTAAAATGTGACCTTCATCAACTAACTTAGGAGCTGGTACGTTACAAATGACCTGACCAAAAATGTCACTATCATTCATACCAACTTTCTTAGGTGTCAAACTGTGCTTTGGTGTTGCTGTAAAGAAGTATTTTCTCTGTGCATATATTGAACAATACTCAACTGCTTCGATAAAGTTTTTCTGAACTGAGTTGTGTGCTTCATCAAAGTATATTGTATCAATCTCAATATCAAGTGACTCTGTAATTCTGTGTAGTGAATGATATGTTGTAAAGATCAACTGATTTCTGATACTATTATGATACCAGTTTTCAATCACTTCTGTTTTTGTACTGCTGAAGTGATGAGTCTCTCCACTATGAACGTGCATCACATCTACATTTGTGATATGCTCAAGAAAATCTGCTGATAACTGATTTGCAAGTAAGATACGAGGAGCAACAACAACAATAGTTTTTGATATGCTATTCATATCAAATCTATACTTTGCATCTTCAATCATACACATTGTCTTACCACCACCAGTGGGTACAATAATCTGACCTTTATCGCACTGTTGCATTTCCCAAAGTGCTTGTAACTGATGTGAACGTAATTTCATCAAAATCTCATTAATACTATTAGTATAACAGTTTAGTTAAGGGTGTGGATATATCTTGTGACACTTTTTTCTTTGGCACTTTCAACTCTTCCATTATGATCTGTTTCGGTAAGAAGTTCCAACAATAGTAACTACTACTAAATGTAATCTTATCATTGTTTCTACCATCAGGACTTATAAACTTCATTCTCTTATCAAACATCAACAGTTGTAAATCCTTATCTTTGAATAACTGTTTAGGTGCTGAGTCATTTAACCAAGTATTAGTCATTATCAAAGCAAATGGTTTATTAAATGATAATGCTCTCTCAAAAAACTTTCTTTTATTTGTAAATGGTGGATTTGATACGATTATATCCCAAGCGTGGGGTTCATAATCAAAGAAGTCTTGACCAATATCAATGTGTGAACGAACAACTTCATTCTGTTTTGATATTTGTATGACGAACTGACTATCCTCTTTATCAAAAGGACACCACACTATATCTCCCTCTGGAATATACTTTAATATAGGTTCGACTCCGTAGTCAGGTGTATAACACTCATCATTATTACCACTCGAATACATTAGTTTACCACTATCTAATTCATTCTTCAATAAATTATTCCTCCTCTTCTTTTCTCTAATAATTCCATTTCTATTTTTATCTCAACCATTTCTGTTAGGTCTTTAACTTCTTGAGACATAGAACGATAACCAGCACCAACATAAATTTGACCAGCCATCACTGCGACAGTACACGCACCCCAAAAAATATAATACTTTCCAGATTTAATTTGGTGCTTGATTTTAGACAAGGGTTTCATAAAAATATATTTTCTTCCATTATAAAACCCCTGACTTAAAAAGTCAAGGGCTTGTATTGAATCCTACATTTAGAGTAGTATCTCCTTACACATTCGTTTACATATATGCTGATCTTCTTCACACTCTACTATGCACTCGTAGTAGTCTGCGATTTTATCATTTTGTGGGTCAAACGTATGTTTTGATCCAGCCAGTTGATTAAATGAAATTAAGTTGTGCATAGTGGTCTCCATTTGGTTAAGTTAAACTCATAATATAAAGAGTTTAGAGCATCTTAGCCTCCGCTTAATTCTACCATTATATAGTCAAAAACTTCAATTTTGAAACATATCGCAATTATGTATTTCTACTTATAGTCTGTCTTTTCACTGTATTCTTCATCACTATCACGAACATTTTTGTATGGATTATCAGGACGAATTAAATCATCAGGTTTAATTTTCCTCTGCAATATTCTGAGGAAAATAAACAACGAAGAAATTGATAATAAAAAACTAATTGGATTTATCATTGTGGGTCAAGTGGCCTGTGTTGTTGAGATTTATATGCACCATAACTAATACTTTCATCAGGGTCACGATCATCTTGCTTCGATATTCTTCTTCTTATAAATTCTAATTCATTCCAGTTGTCCTCATAACAACATAAGCAAACGTGAATCCTTTTATGTAAGAATGTAGATACATTACACTGTGGTCTTGGTTTTGTTGCAATCTCAATCGTTATATAATTAGATGTTGCAACCCACTTATTTTTGACTCGACTCTCATTATTATCTGGTTTCCCCTTATAATATACCCACCCCTCATGCACCATACCAAGTGCTGTAGTCCAACGAACATAATCATTTACTTGAGGGTCGTACATAGACTTGACAAATAATCTCTTATATTATAACATATATAGATAATGTTAGCGATTCCAAACAGATAGCACGAACTATGATTGATTTCTCTTATAAAAACGAAACGAGTCGCATGATCATTGTCCGTTGTGTAGGAGAGAAGAGTTTTTTTATTGAGAAAGTTATATTTCCGTCAGAAATTATTGCATTTAACGCACCAAAAGGTGCAAGGGTCGAGATATGGGGAAATGATTTATCAGGTCTTCACCTTGAAGAAAGTATGACAGTAGACGAATAATTACGTTGTTGCTAATATTTTGTAAGTTTTACCAGTTCCACCGTTCTCAGTTGTTGATCTAATATCAATCTTTCTGTTTACAGATAACGCATCACCATCAGGTATATCAACAGCGTTACTTGCACTA